TCCTACAATACTAAAGTTACACATACCGGGACGATGTTCAAAGTGTAAGCCTGTCCGTAAAGGAAATGCACTAGCACTTAGTTGCTCGCTTAACCATTCTTGTGCTGTTTCTGGAAGAATCCAATCGTTTGTGCTAACATTAATATCTTGTTCCCATACGTCATTACCGTTGCAGTTGTAACATCGTTGTACTGCTTCTAAAACATCAGGACCTACTTGTTCTAGAGTTTTTGCTCTGTCACTGCCGGTAACAAGATATACATGATTACCGTAACAAAAATCTAAAAAGTAGTCTTGAAACCGTCCGTTCATTCCTTGCCTACTAGGTGTTAAGGTTCCATCTACATCAAATATAAACTTGTTCATCTAAGTGATTCCTGGTTATTTAGAAGCCAAATACATTCGCCAATATCCTCTGCTTTTGTAAAGCCTTTTTCTACTGTGCATCTTTCGTATGGATGAATTTGATATGCAAACTCTATACCTAATCCAAATGCACCTGCCATTAGTACAAGTATAATCAAAAACTGTTTCATCCTTGCTGTGCCTTATGCTGTGCAAAACTTGCTGCCTTAGCAAGTTCTGAAAAACGGTCTGCTGTTTGTCTAATTTCACTTGCATCAATATTAGACGCTCCGTAAGATTCTACAGTACGTGCCATATTGTGTAGCAATATAACCATATCTTGATCTGTCAGTGCTTTTCTTCCTTCAGGTAGTTGTCCCATTTTCTTTTTCCGTTACTCGCGCACGTAAATCACTTGACGAAAAGCGATGGTCGCGTTTGTTAAAGTATAAGTCGATATCTCTTTGACGGCAAATATCTTTTCCGGTAAAGTCTTTATCTCTATATTCTTCGCCTAGTATTCTAACATCTATATGATACATTTGAAGAATATCTTCTAAGTCTCTTTCAGTTCCATAAGGAATAATTTCATCGACATACCCTACTGCCTTTAATTGGGTATAACGTTCTACTACAGTTTGTATAGGAGCATTCTTTTCTGCTCTATCTACGCTAGGATCAACTTGTAGTCCGCATATAAGATAATCACATTGATCTTTTGCTTCACGTAACATTTGTACATGTCCGGCATGTAGCAAATCAAATGTTGAACAAGTAAATCCTACTTTCATTTTATCTCCTATATTTTAAATTATACTACTTTAAATGTTATTTGTCAAGTATAAATATATTATGAATGATGCCTATACTAATGCTTTTTTCGGTATAGTACGTGAGGCTCAAGAAACATCAGGCTACGAATTGCCAATACATCTTGAGCATTATGTAGTGATGGTATTAGCTATCCATATTGATAAACCTACTTGGCATCCTGAAAAGTCATTTGCAGAAGCATATATGTCTATATCAAATAAATCATCTGCAAAAGATCTAGGAGATACATGTCTTTTTGTATCTGGAGTTTTTCCTTCTTTTGGAAGTAGAAAAGGTCTTAAGCGATCTTACTTTCAAAGTATAGGAAAAAATTCATACAATCAAATTACAGGTGAAATATTCCAAGAACTATCTTTACATTTTGACTTTTTGAGTGACTTTATAGATTTAACTATCAATACACCTAAAACTCACGATCTCCTTTTTCCGTCAAATATACAAACAAAATAAAGTTCTTCATTTCCTGCATGTACTCTGTGAAATACATCATCTTCGATTAGCACAGTATCTCCAGCTTCTACATGATAAGTTACACCATCAAGTTCCATTGTTCCATAACCTTCTAGAAACATATAAACTTCTTCTTGTCCTTTGTGTTTGTGTCCGCTTGTACTTTTACGAGGATTCAATCTTGTACTACTAACAACAAGATTTTTTAAAGTTGTGTTGTCTTTTACAATATAGCGGTCGTCGTTTTTAACAACAACACCTTCTATACTATTACTTTTAAACTTCATTACTTTCTCCGTGTATTAGTTTTCTTTGTTTGTTGTTTATTTAGGTTTTCTTGATAGTCTTCTAACAAATCACGGACATCTTGCAGTTGAAAAATAATGTCATCTACTAGTTCTAGGTCTCTTTGTTTTTCAGTATCAAGTTCTACTTCAAACTTTATTTTCATATTAGTCTCCAAAGTCAAACAGACTATTGAATGTTGTGTTTTGCTTAGTATCTTCTAGGTCATAATCCAACACTCCAATGAGATTGTCTAACTTATTATCAATAATAGTTTCAGCCATTGCTGCATCATCAAATGGCAGTTCTTTAAACCAATCAGGTAGTCTTAACTCATCTGTTGGATAAGCGACACTTGTATAACCTAATGGATTCTGTTTCAGTTTGCAAACAATGACTTTCATGCCATCTACAATTTCTTGTGAGTATTTGTCACCGTTCATGCGTTTTAGTGTATTCCAGTTAATGCTTGCTCTTACGTGGCCAGGCATATTAGCCTTGCCTTGCTTTTGTTCTAAGCGTTGGTAGTGTCCAATCTTGTTTGCACGTTTAGGCGAACCTTTTTCCCAGCCCGGCATCTCTTGGAAGTCTTTGCGGAACTGTGTAATACGTTCTAATACTTCTTTTTCGCTTTTATCAGTAAGCACCATAAGCAATACTTCACTTAAAAATTCTTGCATGAATACGGGCGTATCTGAGCGTCTAAGGTCTAGACCCATAGCCTTAACCTTACCAGGCTTGCCATCTGTATCTGAACGAAAACCTTCTGTATCAAACACCAATGCCGCATAACGCTTCTTAGTAATATACAGGCCTGACTGTGCAACAATTTCTCTACCTGCGGCAATAACATCTGCACGACTTTTTGGACAGTGAAATGCTTTGCCCATAAACGATACAAATGTACCATTTGCTTCGTCTGCTACTTGATCATAAAGTGTAATGACATTTTCTTTTGTCCATGGAATATTACCTGCATCAATTTCTTTGCGCAATGTAGGATATGCACTAAAATAAACAGAGTCAGTATCACCATAGATAACCGACTCGCCAACATGATCATAAGTTCCAGTAATAACTTTATTAACTTCAGCACTCATGTGCTTAACAATAGTACGACCAGTAAGTGTAGTTGATTGTCCTATCCTTTTGTCAAAAAATCTGCAACCAGGATTAAGAATGGCCCCGTAAAGAGAGTTAAGATTAATTTTCTTAACAAGTTGCCGTTTGTCCCAAAATGCAATCTCAGCATCATTGCCTGCGTCTTTTGCTTTTTTAAGCATTTTTTGTAGGTCTTTTCGTTCTGCATACCAGCGTTTAAGTAGTCCTGGTATAACTCCTTCATATTCATGTGTAAAAATTGTTCCATTTGAGCTTAACATCCAAGGCTGATGGCTATCAAAAATTAATTGATATATTTCAGCACCTGATAATACATCTTCTCTACCATCTTCCCATTCGACAGTTAGTGCAACATCTTTGCGTTGTTCCATAACTGCTTCATATTCTTCTGTTCCAAAGCGTCCTTCCCAACTGCCTGCAAAAGACTTTTTCTTAAGTGTCATATCTTCGTGGATACGTGCTTCTGAAATTTCAGGACGAATCTGTCCTACAATAGTTTCTGGAGCCATATTCAATGCACGAATCACTGATGGATACAGTGAGTTCAAGTCCATTGAACCGATCCACTTGTGTAAGCCTTTTTTAGGAAACGCAACATACGCACCTGCGGCTTGTGTGTTTTCATCGTCACGCTTTGGTCTGTTAGGAACTTGCAATCCTCTGTGATGTGCTTCGTTTATAATTGCTTGTTCTGTAACAGCAACAGCACCCATAGTGGTCTGTAGCAAAACAGTATTTGCATGTGCTAGTTCGTTACTAAGATCAATAAATCTTAGTTTTTTGTCCAGCTTGTCCAGTAGTGCAACGTCTTGTCTGTTGTATTCGATAAACGTTCGGAAGTCATTGTTATAAAGTTGATCGAGCGTACCTTCATAAACAGTTTTACGCTCGCCGACTTCCATTTCACCAATGGCATCAAGTCGATAAGTGTGTCTTTCTTCATATGTGTATTTACGATATAATTCCAAACTATCTAAATGCACTCTGCCTATTAGGTCATAGGTTTCAGCTTGTTTCCCATATTTTTCGTATTCACGCTTCTTAGGCAACTGTCCCCACAAACAAAAACGTCTTGTGTCATCCTTGCTCAACACACGCTTTACACGATTAACAGTGTATGGAATATCATAACCTTCACTGTTCCAACCTGTTAAGATATCTGAATCTTCAATTAGATCGAGAAATGTTTGAAGCATATCTGCTTCGCTATTAAATAAAATAACATCCTGCCCCCATTCCTTACATTCTTCTTTTGCCTGTTCCATTGTTAATGTTTTAGGCGGAAGTGCTAGTGTAATAAGTGCATCAATCCATTGTAAATGTACAGTGATAGCAGTGATAGGCATAAATGGATCTGCTGGGTCAGCAAAGCCACGCTCTGGGTCAAAGTCTGTCTCAATATCGAAAAATGCAATGTTTAGTTTAGGTGCATCTTGGTTCAGATAATGCTCGCTTAAACATTGAAAGATTGGATTGATGTCGCTTTCAAAAAGTTTTTTTGAATTGTTAATAGCAAGTTCTTTACGGAAGTCTTTTGTATTCTTAGAAACAATACGACTAAGCGGATCACCATATACACTTTTATACTTGCCTCGGGGATCTTCATAGTAAAATGTGTATTTTACTGGATATTCGGTATAACGTCTTTTACCGTCTGTTCTCTCTACGACACGGATAATGTCAGAGTCTCTGTCAAAATATGCATCTACGTAACTCATTCTGCCTCCTCGTTGTTAAAGGCCAACGCTTGCCTGCTTCATGCTCTTAAAGTGAGCGACTCTATGTATTATATATTCACCACCATTGCATTGCAACGCCAAACCCGAATACATTTACAAATCCAAAATATGTTGTTAGCATCATAGGCCATGCAAGTTTGCGTCTATAATACGCATACACAGCCGTCCATGAACCAATAAAGAATCCTGGATATACAATTCGCATGTCAGGAGCATCTGCGTGTAGTGCAAGTGTTAAACTTGCACCCACTGTAAATACAAAACTTATAAGTTCAAATACAAATGCTATTTTATCTGTATGCCAACTATGTAACCAAAAGTCTTTTATTCTTTGCATATATTACTTGTCTCTTCCAACAGTAGCAACAAGTGTTTCTAGATCGTCAAATTCATCAGCAACACGATCCCAATCACCTTTTTGTGCAATCTTAATTGCTTTGTTGATAAGAGCTGGTTTAATATCTAATTCTTCTGCTACTGCCTTTACAGTATCTTTTAATCCTGCCTGTAAGTCTTCAATTTCTTGTAGTACTGTTACACCTTCATTTACTAGGCGTTCTAGTTTTGCCTTTTCTTCTGCACCATAGGTACGGTCGCTCATAGGTTCCTCCTGTTAGTTTATGTATATTATATGTGATTATTTAGATTTTGTCAAGTATTTTTTTGTATATGCTTCTTCAAAACCGTCTTCGTGATATATAGCTTCGTGATTACCCCAAAGACGTCTTATGTATCCATCATAACATTCTAGCATAGTCTTTTCTGAAGTATCGAGGTGTCCTTTAACCATATAAAAAATTCTACATATTTCTTTATGGCTAGGCGTCACCTTCTTCTTCCTTGGTTTGATACTGCCATTCTTCCGAGTGTCCAACACTCCATTTAGGTGTTGTTTCAACAGTATAGTTTTGAGTACAGACTTTAAAGTCTGGACGTTGTGTTTCCTCGGGAACTAAACTTTGATCTCGCCAAATTACTCGATTGTTTGGTTGGGCAGCGAATTGTCCATTATCGAGTTTGATAATGTTGAAAGATTTGTGCTCGGGATCGTGCTCACTGAAATTGGTGTCAAGGGTGGAAGAGTCTGTATGACAATTATCGATTGTGAAGCAGTATTCTCCGGCATGCATCCTTCTATCTTTGCCAAAGAATTCACAACGAGACAAAAGTGGTTTTTTGATGACTGTAATATCATAGTCGAAGCAATCCCAAAGCTGGAGAACGTCCAAAGGCAAATGGTCATCACTAGGACCAATTTTCCAAACGAAAGCTGAGATAGGTAATTTATCATATAATGCTCCGTAGTCTGTTAGTAGTGTTTCAAAGTATAGTGCTTTACCTTGTATGCTTTTTACGCTTATCCAAATACCAGGAGTAAGTTCTCCGTGACCTTTTTCTAGGTCGTACAAGTATTCTTTTTTTACATACACTGGGATTGGTGGAAGGTTATGAACTAAAAATGCCATATTAATTAGGTACTATTTTCATTCTTGCTTTAGCAAAATTTACCATTGCCTGAAACTTTTGATCTATTTCTTTTTTAGTAATGCCGCCTGCTTCTGCTTGCTTTTGAATATCTTCTTTCATCTTTTTACGATATTCTTCTTGTGGTAACGGTCTATCATCAGCATTAGTATTAGTTCTGCTTAGCCAAGCCTCAATTTCTGCTTGTTTAGTACCTGATGCTACAAAGGCTCTAAATAGTTCTATTAGATATTGTCTTGCATTTTCTTTATCACTGCTTGTATCATATTTTGTAAATAAATCTGTGTCATTGTATCCAGGAACTAGACTAGAAAACTCAGATACACCTTCTTGAGTAATATCTAATCCTTGTTCATCGATGCCTATACCTTTAAGTATGCAATAAACATTCTGTCTTTCCTTTATATCTAATCTGCTGTTTATTCTACCAACTAATGGAGTTCTAGCAGTTTTTTCAAAAGCAGTTTTTAATGCTTCCCAATTTTTAGCATTTCCTAGTTTTTTAAGTATGTCATAAATTTTTGCTTCGTCGTTAGTTGGACCACCAAGTGCATTTTGTAGATCTTTAGCTATTGCTGCTATATCTTGAGGACCTATTTCTGTTTCACTAGGTTCTCCAGATCCAGCACCAAAATCTAAATCTTTATTTTTCTCTAATACTTCTTTAAAGTATTCGTGAATTGCTTGGTATGTAGTAACTGGAACTTTAGAATCGGTAATATTGTTACTGTATAAAGCATATCCGCTTGCAGTATAATC